CAGCCATTGTTGTTTCTTTCAGAAATTGCTTTTGCCTTGGCTCGGGCATCTTCCTTGGATGATGCGCCCCATGCCTTTAAAGCAAGTGCCAACCGTGTGGGTTCGCCATTCTTTTCCATTGGGCCATTGGTTGCCCCCATTCGTGCAAGGAAAGATGCACGCCTTGGGTTATCGCCAGACTTAACGGGAGGCTTTAGCTTTCCCCCCGTTTCCGCTGCATAACTCGCCCGCCCTTTGGCGTTTAACCCACCTTCGGGGTTCTTACCTTCTTTGCGAGTCCATGCGGCAGTCATTTGTTCTCAGGCTTTGCAGTCTTAGCAGCTTGTTTAAAATCTTTGTCGGTAGGGGCATCTTTACTGCCCACTTTGTTCATCTTTTCGCCTGAACCCGCCTTGATTCGCTCTTGTTTTGCCAAAATATTGGCATAAAGTCCAGCTTTAGACATGATTAAGCCGAGAAGATGCCAACAGCCAACACTTCAACACCCGCGCCTGTCGTGATCTTCCATGCGCCATTTCTAGATATGGTGTTCAATTCAATGTTGTATTGACCAACGCCACCGCCAGGCAATGCGGGCAGTATCGTATGGCTAAAGCCAGCGCCATCAAGCAAAATAACACTACCTGTTGCGGCAGTTGATACAGTGCAAGCTAGGCGGTGAATGTAATCCCCCGCTGCGCCTGTGCCGCCCAAAACTTGCGCAGTTTGACTTGCGGCAACGTGTTCATATTGGTAGCGGTAAGGGTCTGATGTTCCACTCATATTCGATTACTCCTTGCGGTTTGTTTGTGGATTGCCCACATATCGTTCATTGTGACTTCGTTTTCAGGGCCAACAATCAACACTTTACTCGGGTCAGGCGGTTTGTCTTTCGGTTCTTCTCGCCAACTAATTGCTAACATCCTCATGGCATCAGCGGGGTGACTTGTCCAATCGTGCTTGGGCGTTTGCCTAAAAGCCTTTTTATCCTCATCATACTCACGCTGATACTGCCTTAACGCTTCTATGCCATCGGCACACTTCTCGGCATCAAACCAACATCTTGGCAATGCCATGCGCACCGCTTGGATGCCATCTTGAACCGTCAAACTAGGCACAATTGCCAAGTTGTTAATGCCCAAGTGCGCTGCCATCTGCTCAATTACTGACTTCCCACCGCTTGCCAAAGTCCTTGCCCTTGCATCATGCGGTAGGTAGTGCTTTCCGTAATTGTAGGGTTTTTCTTTGATTTTTGTAACAAATTCTTCGATTGTTCCACCAGAAAGGGCAAAAAAATCAACAATATGGATTTCACCCCCAATGACTTGATACCACCAAATTGCCGTGTCATCGGTATGACCTAAGTCCCAAGCCGTGTGAGTCTTGACCTCAATTTGGTTCTCAACCTTGGTAATGCGCCCATCTTCGCTAACCCGACGCATTTCAGTTCCCCATATCGCACCAACGATTGCCGCCTCAAAGCTGCACTCATATTCTTGCAAATATTGATCTTCCGCTAGTTGTGCTTGTGCCGCTTGTAGCTCTGATTCGGGTAATAGCTTGGATTTACTAGCGGGAAGTGACAAAGTGAACCACTCATTTGGTAGTTTTCGGCTTGTCTCATAGATGTCCCAAAATTGATTTTTGCCCTTGGGCGTGCCACCAAAAACGCACCACCCTTGTTTATCTGATAAAGCGGGCCTCACCACGTTACCCCAAACACTAGGCTTAAAGTCACCATATTCATCTAGATATAGGCCATCAAAGCCCAACCCACGCATGGCATCGGCATTGTCCGCACCAAATAGCCTGATCTTTGCACCGTTTAACAGTTCAATGATTAAGTCGGCCTCATTGCTTTGCTTAGTAATGGGACGGGAAAAGTATTTTAAATAGTCCCACGCCACGCTTTTAGCTTGGCTTCGGTACGGGGCAACGTACCCAAACAAAGGCATAGGGCTTTTGCAAGTGATGGCTGCCCTGATAAGGTCATTGATAGCCGCAACGGTCTTACCCGCCCTTCGGTGAGCTACCAAACAAGCCCACCTTTCGGTTCTAGCGTGAAACTCCCTGAACTGCTTTCTAGGGCTGTAAGGGATTTCTATGATTCCGCTTGCCATTTAATGACCATTTCCTGTGGGCCACCATCTGCGCCTGTTACTTCTGAACGTGCCAACTTTGGTACATGGTACTCAACAACGCTTTGGAACAACTCAAACGCCTTGGCGGGGTTTGGTTTTATGTCGTTAGTTATGTCACCCTCGGCAACGGCATCGAGCCATTCTGCGAGCCTGTGGGCGTTTCCATCGACAAATGAGGCTATGGCCTGTCTTGCCTCTTGCGTGACCTTGTTGGGCACTCCTGATGGCCTTCCGTTGGGATTATTGGTCTTACCCTTGCGGCTTTGTTTAACTTTGTTGTTTTCAATCATTGCTTGCACCTTGTCGGGTGAGTTGCTTAATTTAGATACTTTAGTTTGTATAGGGTTGAATCGATGTTTTCTTGAATGTTATCCACAAGCTGATTAAGTTCCGAGTCTTGGGGTAACTCTTTCCTAATGTTCATTACAAACTTAGATAAGACTTCAAAGTATTTGATTGGATCGGCACTTGGGGGATGGTACTCATTGGGGAATTTCTTGAGTTGCCCATATTTGCCCATGTAAGCCTCGGCATAGGCATCGGTTTGTTCTACGATTAGGTCATAAAACGTAGCAAGAGCCATGTGCTTGCTGAAGCTATTGGTTGTCCAGTGCATCAAGTGGGCGTTTGTGCCGCAGTGTAGTAGTGCAAGAACAAAGTTTGAGACAAAGCCAGCGTACTTATCCATGCTTTTTCCTAAAAAAAGTGGTGAGATTGCATTTTAGTACAGTCTCACCACAAGGCAACTACAATTTCAGTATATCGGAATTGGGACATCTTTGGGCCATTGATTGCTTTCAACTAAGTTATCCACAGTGCTTTGATGGGCTTTTTGCCACATATCCTTGCGTTCATCCTTGGATAGATGCGCCCCTTGATCTATTTCGTAATGGCATTTGAGACAGAGGGCAGCTACTAGGTTGTCATCGGCCTTAATTCCTTTGCCCTTACCACCGCCCCAATTGCTATGTGCCGCTTGCACTCCGTTATCGATGCCACAGTTTTGACAGGCTAAACCCGCCACTAGCTTTAGGAGTTTCTGACTTCTCACATATTGGTGCTTCAAATATTGTGTCATCTTTGATTGCGTATTCTCTTGTTAGATATTTGTGACCGTTATCGCAAAGACGTTTTCTAAGGATGAACTCGGGGTTTGCCCTAGTGTCTATGACTTTGTTGTGGCGGGTCTTGCATACAGGACACATCATGTGTTTTTTTCCTCAATATTGTAAAACCAATTATCGCCCGCTGACCATTTGCGAGTGCCATCAACCGTCCATAGCCTTTGTGCGGCTTTAAAATCGGGGTGTTTTGTCTCCGAGGGAATTAGGCTTTGGTCATACCACAAGCATCGGTTGTTGGGTTGACACGCAAATTGACCGTTTTCTAGCGCAATGAAGTTAAAACTCTTGTGTTCCTCGGCTTGTTCGGTGAAACCCGTGTCAAGTTCCATCCCATCCGCACAAAAGTCCACGGTAAACAAATACCGCCCAAAATGCCATTCTTTGTCTTTGCCATAGAACTTAACGCCCAAGTTACGCAAGCCAATCTTCTCAAGGATTGTGAATTTGTAGCCCATGCAATCCCATAATTGCAAGGTATCTATGGGCAAATTACCCGCATCGGTGTGCCAAACATAGGCATGGATGGGTAGCTTGTCGTATAAAGCCCCATATGCGGGGAGTAATGATTCAATTCGGAATACTTGACCCCTTAAGGCTTTCAGGCTTACCCATATTGCGGGTTCTAGCTCACCATGCCCTTTGTGATCGTTGTATAAAAACTCACGTTTTACAAAACATTTCATGGGGGGCAACGATGCAATGATGTAACTCATGCTTGTCCCCTTGCTCGGATAGCGCCAGCACATTCGCTTGCTCCCTCACCCATGAATTCATATCTACCTTGTATGTCTATCCAAGATAGGTAAAAGCCGTCACAGATTTCTGCACACGCCTCACGCTCGGCAGAAGCGACAAGGGCGGCAAACTCCCATAATGGTTCATAACCACTTTCACCATGTGCATATTGCCAACCAGCCTCTTTTGCCATGCGAATCATGTCTTCTCTGTTCATGCTTCAATTCCTTTATCGGCCATCCAAGCCATTAACCATTCAATAAACTCCGAACCTTCCTCTTTGGTAAATTTGTGGCTTTGCACACCTAGTTGCACCACCCTTTGACCGTCCAAACTAGGGACAACCCTACCAATCTTGCGGCCTGTTTCGTTTGCCCAGGCATCTATAAGCAACCTTTTCCAACACTCCGCATCCCAATCCGACCCCGCAACCTTCATTTCTTTGGTTACTTTGTCAATCAGGGCGTGAAACATATCGTTTTGCTCATTGCTTCGGTTGGCTTTTTTGACCTCAAGGCGTAGCTGCTTGCCCGCTTGCAAGGTTTCTTTGATCTTCGGCCACAAGTCTTTTAAGACGGTGTGGGCTTGTTGGCTATTGTGTAGGGTGTAAATCATGGCTTGAATCCTATAAAGTAAGCAACCAATCCCCAGTGGACAATGAGTAAAACAACCAAAATGGTGAACACGGCTTTATTGCTCATGATTGCCTCACCATAACTTCAACTTTTGCAACTTCCCCGTAAACTTTGGTTGAGTGAATGGATGTAATTTGCGAATCGTTGTCAAATACGATTTTGTCCATGCCATCGATGACCGCTTTAATTACGTTGTCCAAATCGGGGCGTTTGGTGTGTTTCTCGGTATTGCTTAAACAAGCCTCTGTGCGTTTTTTTGAGTATGAGGCGGGAATGGGAAAGGTAACGTAAATAAACGCCTCTAATGCCCCTTCTAAGGCTTTTGATGCACCCATTGCCGCCTTTGCCATCATTCCAACCTCGGTTTCATAAGTTTTGGTCTTTTCGGGAGTGTAAGCAACGGGAAACTTTCCCCTTGTTGAAAACCTTGGCCTACCCTTGGCTACGGGGTGTCCATACACCGTGAACATGATGGAAATCATTTTTTGTCCCTTTGATCGTTCATGCGCTTGCGTAAGTCATCGGCAGCCGCTTGCCCACGTTTCTTGGCTATGTCCAAAAGGGTTTGTTGCCACCAATATTGGGCTTCCCCCCGCCCTTCCTCTAGCGCTTTCTTGCGGTAGCGCCTGATCCATTCCATTGCTTCCGTTTGTCTCATAGTCTCCCGTAAGTTCAAGCGCTCTTGTGATGACAAAGTGGCTAAATTGTTGGCCTTCTCTAACCCGATCAAGAATTCTGTTTGCTTCAAAGTGATTCACTTAATTTCCTCCAGACTGCTGCGACCACTTGTGGAACTTGTCCGTTGCCAATGGCTTTAAGTCTGTCCACTCTTGCGGCCACCCCATCAGCCACTCGACCCACTCGGGGTTCAACGGCCCACCAACCTGTGCCGCTAGGGGTATCTCGTTCCTTTCGTATTCCGAGGGATACCCTTTGTCTTTGTGCATCCTGGCTACTGGTGTGGGCCAAAGTCTCGGATTGTTCACTTGATCGACCAATCTGATTTGGATGGGTTGACCATTCTTTCGATGATTCTGGCCCTTTTTGAGTAGTCCAGATGCCCCCCCCCCCCCCGTGTCTGGAGTGCGCCACAATCCACGTTCTATCCCTTTGATGGGGCGCTCCGACCTCGTTTGCTCCCATAACAGTCCACCTCGTGTCAAACCCGAGGGAGGAAAGGTCTCCAAGCACTCGCCCGATTCCTCTATGAATGAGCATTGGGCTGTTTTCCACGAATACGAATCTTGGTCGAACTTCGCTAACCACCCTCGCCATGTGATACCACATTGAGGAACTTTCTCCGTCAAGCCCTGCGCCTCGTCCCGCAATGGAAATGTCCGTACAGGGAAAGCCTCCCGAAACAACGTCAACAATTCCTCGCCATGGCTTTCCATCAAAGGTTTGTACGTCATCCCAAATCGGGAAAGGCGGGAGAAGCCCGTCATTTTGTCGGGCGCACAGTACGCTTGCGGGGTATTGTTCCCACTCAACTGCACAGACTGTTCGCCATCCAAGCAAATGGCCTCCGAGAATTCCTCCACCAGCGCCTGCGAAAAGAGCCAACTCATTCATACACCGCCTTTCATTTGTGCAATTTTTTGTCTTATGTGGTCAGGCATAGGTGCAGCTTTTTTGTTGTCAGCTTCAATCTTTGCCAAGGCGGGGTCAATCAAAGGTTTGGCCTTAATTTCAGGAATATCTGCGCCATCCCATCGTTGTTGGTTTAAATAGACTTTGGGGGCGGGAATCCATGAGCCGTTGTCTCTCAACCATTGCGCTGTGGTTGCCATCCATTGAACGTGTTTCAAAATAATGTGCTTTTGAGAGAAATAATAGGATTCAGTCCACTTTTTCTTACAAGCAACCTTTTCACCCTTGCGGTCACATTTCGGGTATGCAGACCAGAATTCATCAAACCCCTCGTCTGTTTTCTTGTGTTGTTCAGGTATTTCATTGCCGAATAAGTCTTGCATTTACTTCCCTTTGGTGATTGTTTGAGCAAAGCAAAGCCTTACCGTACTAAAACAGCAATCGCTTTGCTTGTGGATAACTTCCCTTCGGAGCCATGTCATCGCATCGCATAGGACAGACTTCTTAGACTTGCGTCCAAACCACTCGGCTCTATCCTTCGCCCACCGCCCCTGCTTTAGTTTGCTCGTGTAACAGGGTATCCCTAAATGCAACCACCGACGTACCGCATTGCACAGCCGCCAAACGCAAAAACCCCTCAAATAACTCTGGTGGTCTTGGCTCTTGGCGAGAGCAACAGCAAACGAATGACGCAAATCAAAAGTTAGCTTGCCGTCTGACAAGACCGCCACAGGTATCTGAGGGGTTAAACTAATCTGCGTCTTTCGTCTGATGCCACTCAGACAATTTAAATTATACACACTTTTCCTATTTGTCAAACCATTCAGGTTTTATTGCCATCAATTGATACAAACGGCCCATAGGAAGTGTTTTCCATTGATGCACCGCTGCCCTGGTGATTCCTAATATTCGAGCTAGCTCACTTTGTGAGCCTGCAAGGGTGATAGCCTTTTGTTTGTCCATTTGTCAAGTATAGCAAAATTTACATGGTGCAAGTTACACAAAAGCAACATTAGGGTAAGTCCTAATAAAAAAGTCTTGATGTGTGTTTAGTTTGCTATACAATACACCCATGCCCCGAACTTCTTGGGGTCTTTTTAGGAGGTCTTATGACCGATTTCACTTTCTCTCCCGCTGACTTTAACGCTACTGAAATCACAGTAGTAGCCAACACACCAGATGGTTTGCAATACCTTGCAGAGCGTTATGGCTTTGCTTGCATTTCCATCAATATTCGCAAGTCTGCTGCACCAGACCTTGCTGATAGTTTTGAGTTTCAGGGTTTTAGCTACTCTTAATTAACAGGGCTTCGGCCCTTTAAGGAAACCAAATGACTGAATTCAAACTTCACTATTACTTTGATGACGTTGTGTCTTATGACAATGGCACAACGCTTGAGAACGTCAAGGTTGGTTATGACTACTATCCCGCAGAAGATAACTACCCACACGAACCAGATTTAGCAGAAATCTACGATGTGTTTGTCTTTAACTTAAAAGGTGATGACATTTCTTGTGATCTGCCTTTAGCCGAATTTCAACACATCATGTCTGAAACCAAGATTCACCATGCCCGTATGCTGAAAGAACAAAATGAAATCTAAGATTATTCAAACCCTAATTGAGTGCGTGCTTGCCATCGTCATCTTTGGCGGCATTGGCGTAATGTTGGCTTGGAGGGGTTAAACATGATTGACCAAATCAAAGAATATATGCGTTTGCCATCAGCCAAAGAGTTAGCTGCCAAAGAACTTGAAATGGCACAACGCAAGCTATTAGAGGCACTCAGCGCCCAAGAATATGCAAAGCGCATGGGTGACTATCACTCGGATCGAATCAAACGCCTTACGGCTTATTTAAAGGAAGAAGCATGAACGTCCAAGAATTACTCAAACTGAATGTCAATGAGCATACAGAAAAAAAAGCAAATCTAACCTATCTGTCATGGGCTTGGGCATGGGCTGAAGCACTCAAAGCTGACCCTAAAGCCACGTTTAAAGTGGAAATGTTTGGCGACAAATGCTTTATGGACATTAACGGCACTGCAATGGTGTGGGTCACGGTCACCATGTTTGAAAAACCAATGACTTGCCAGTTACCCGTGATGGATCACCGCAACAAAGCCATTCAAAGCCCCGATGCTTTCCAAGTCAACACCGCCATTATGCGTTGCATGACCAAGGCACTCAGCTTGCATGGCCTCGGGTTATACATCTATGCGGGTGATGATCTTCCGCAAGGTGATGAGCCTGAGTCAACCATTGACCCAAATAGCATGACAGACCTATTTTTAGCTATCCACAACGCCAAAACACCAGACGAATTGAAGTTGGCTTTTAAAGTAGCTTATGCCGCTTGTGATGGTGACAAAGCTTGGCAGATCAAAGTCATTGCAGCAAAAGATGAAATTAAGGCAAAACTTTAATGTGGCGTAAACGTCAAATAGGAGAAATGATGATTGAAATGATTGAACAACGCTCAGACCAATGGTTTGCAGCACGAATTGGCAAAGTCACCGCATCCCGTGTGGCTGATGTGCTTGCCAAAACCAAAACGGGCTATTCAGCAACCCGTGACAACTACATGGCTCAGTTGGTGTGTGAACGCCTAACGGGTGAAAAAGGGGAAAGTTTTACCAATGCTGCAATGCAATGGGGTACTCAAACAGAACCGCTTGCCAGAGCCGCCTACGAATCTCTCTATGACGTTTTAGTTGATGAAGTGGGGTTTGTGCCTCACCCATCAATCATTATGGCGGGTGCGTCCCCTGACGGGCTTGTGGGAGACGATGGCTTGCTAGAGATTAAATGCCCCAACACCGCCACGCACATTGAGACTTTGCTCAGTCAAACAGTGCCAGGCAAATACAACACGCAAATGCAATTTCAACTTGCGTGTACAGGGCGACAGTGGTGTGATTTTGTCAGCTTTGACAACCGCCTACCCGCAGAACTTCAATTGTTTGTTAAACGTGTCCCTCGGGACAATATGTATATCAGACTAATGGAAGAAGAAATTATCAAATTCTTGAATGAACTTGATCTAAAAATTGCTCAACTTATGGAAATTAAAAATGTCTAAAATTTACGAAATTACCGTTGTTTCAGGTAAATACAAAAACAAAGATGGTGTGGAAAAATCACGCTATCAAACCATTGGATCGGTCATTGAAACCAAGAATGGCCCAATGCTCAAATTGGATAGCATCCCTTTGCCTGATGGCGGTTGGAACGGTTGGGCATACCTCAACACTCCCAAGCCAAAAGAAGAATACAAAGGTTTGCCACGGGATGAGGAAGACATCCCATTTTGATTAACGGGGGGAAAGCTGTGCAAAGGTCTTTTTTGGCTTGCGGACGAGCAGTTAGTACCCCCACCTTTAAGGAACAATCATGGACTACAAAAGAATGTTTGACAGAATATTTCCCGAATTTCCAAGAGTCAGAGCCAATGACCCCGTGACGTCATTTGAGGCAGCGGAGTCGATCAAAGACGTTGCACCCCAACACCACAAAGTTATTTTTGATTGCCTCAAGTTTTACGGGCCGATGGGCAAAGATGGCATTTCGGCCTTGACGATGCTTGATTCCAATCAGGTAGCCAGGCGCTTAAATGAAATGAAAATCATTGGTTTAATAGAATTGACGGGCAACACCGTGAAATCCAATTCGGGGCGAAATGAAAGAGAATGGCAATGTATCCAATCGAGCTAGGCAAAAGTCAGCCCGTTCATAGATTACGATCTTGTACCAAATGTGATGAAGTCAAACCGCCAGAGGGCGGGGTTGACATGGGGCATAAGTGGATTTGTCAAACTTGTTGGATCATGCGCTTAACGGGTAAACACTTGAGGCAAAACAATGACAAAAGATGACTTGATTGCATTGCTACGCATGACGGGCGCTCAAGAAGCCTCTATAGACGCGGTATGCGCGGCTTACGATGCGGGTTGGAACGATGCCCTTGATGACTACGCAAAACGCTTAAAACCGCTTCCTTTTGGCAAAGACACGTTAGATAGTTTTAGCGTGTTTATCAAGTCAGCTAAGAAATAACGCTCTTTCATCTAATCTACGATTTTGAAGACCTTTAAGAATTTTGCCACCCGCCATGCAATACTTTAGAAGTTCCTCAGCAGCGCCCTCCATGTCACCACGCAACACTTTTTGTCGCATGGTTGACCTTTGGAGAGTGCCAAGCCCTACATTGAAAGAAAATGAAACCAACGAATCAAACTGTCCTTGAGTAAGAGGAACAGGACAATAAGTAGCCACTCCCTTCTCAAACCTAGCAAGATCAAACCTAAGTATTTCATCAACTTCCTCCATGCTGTACTTGCGCATGGCCTCTTGAGGGGGTGTAAACGCATCACGTTGGTCAATTTTTAACTTTCCTTGCTCGGGAAACATGACATGGCCCACTCCCACCGTCCACAATTTTGCGGGGCATTTATAGGGATTTTGACGCACGCCCTCATGGTGCATCACCATCTTGATGGCTTTAGGGCTAATGTTCATTTGCCAAAGGCTCTACCGCCAAAGTGAAAAGCAATGATTGAGGCAAAGAGTGCTTGGGTATCGTTATCCCACAACATATCAAGCAACTCATTAAAAGGAACGCTTGTGTAATAGCCATACCAAAAACCCCCAATGTCCACAAACACCAATAGAAAGAAAAAGCCATAAGTGATAACAGGGCGAACACTTGCTCTAAGGTTTTTCATCCATTGTGATGTTCCCTCATTAAGTGATGTGTCGTGAGCATAGATGGCTTGCATTTCCGCTTGTTGCGCCCCCATCAACACTTGAGCCGTGTTAGCAGCGCTTTCAGTGGCTAATTGTTCAGAACGGATATTTTCTATACGTTCTTGAGCTTCAAAACCCGCTTTGCGTAGTTCAAGCTCACGGGTTATTTGCATTTGAGCCAAAGCAAGCTCATGCGCTTTGTCTTGTCTAGCTTGAAAAAAATCCAACAACTTGGGCAAACCGCCCATTAAAAAAGAAATGATGGTTGAGAGTAAAGTCAACATTATTTAATTCCAATCTTTCCAAGTAATAAATTTACAATTTTGTCGGATAAATCATTTGGCAAAAATTTAAGAAACCCAAGAAAATAAAGCGCCACACAACCATAAACAATGATTTTGAGGAAAAGATCAAAGGTTTTTTGATACTCATTCACCGACCACACCTTGTTTTGGCGCACATATCTTGAATTTCAGAAATTCCAAATGCAACGGCTAAACCCAACAAAATTATGATAAAAGCACCCGCAACAATAGCCATTTGTTCTTCTTGTTCTTCTTTTTTCTTTTTGGCATCAACTTTGGCTTGACGGGCGGCATGGGCATCTTCAACGTCCATCAATTGCGATCTTTCTTTGATCTTTTGCCACACGTCCATTTTGTTAGATTGAAAAAACAGCATTTGTAGCTCTTTTTCAAATTCACGGGCTTGATCTAACGCCATTTCAATTTGAAGCGCAGCGCCCATGTTTGAGCCTTTACCCGACCGCTTGGCTTCCACCATAGCTTTAGAAGCCTGAGATTTGGCATCAAACATCTTGCCAATCATGGGGGCAAGACCGCCTATGTCATTGGCAACTTGAGCCGCCTTCTTGACCATGCCAATGGCGCTTTGCAACCCCGCTAATGCTGAAATTGGATCAATCATTTCAATTCAAAACTCAAATTTGCATGGCGCGGGTATTGAACGATGCGCTCACCCTCGGGGCATTTGTACTTAATAGTCGCTAACAACGTGGCTTTGCCAAGTGCAATCTTTTCTTTTTGCACCGTAGTTAACTCATAGGTAAACGTGTCAATATCAGGCCCTGCTGGGCCACTAAACTTGCTTGCGGTAGTGGTTACTTCATGCACCATGCCCGCTGAATCACGGATGTTTGGTGTAAAACTCTCAACAGAACAATCGTCCCGTTTTTTTATTCTTGCAACCGTGACGTTAATGGGCTTGCCCGCATCTGCCACAATTTTAAAATTCTCGGGAGACCACTCAATAATGGCTCTGTCAAACCAACCAAACTTATCCGCAAGCGTATAACTGCCACCTAATGCGGCAACACTAGCTGCAACTGCGCCAATTGCTTTAGTAAGATCAATCATTTCCGTACAACCTTTTCCCACTGTAGGCAAACAACTTTGCGGTTATAAACATCACCCGTCCAAGCCCACCGCACACAACGGTATTCAGTAGAAGACGCTTGCGAAAGTATTAAAACAATCGCAACCGCCCATTTCATTTTGACCAATAATGTGAAATACACCCAAGAACTGTAGAAGTTGCAGACACAAAGACCATGCCCATCCAAAAGCCACCACGCCCTTTGTTGGCTAGTTCAATCAAGGTCTCAAGTTGGGATTCCATTTTATCAATCTTGGCCTCCATTGATTCAACTTTTTGCCAAAGCACCCCATATTTGACCAAATCAATATCAGACATATTTAACCTACGCTATACAAAGATGGTCTAATTTTAGGGTTAATTCTACGGGCTAATTCTTCAGCGTAATACTGCATCCCCCAAGGGCCATTGATACGGGCATCGTATTTTTCAGGCGGTACAAACAACTTATTTGTATCTGCAAATCTGCTTTCTTGGATGCGATCAACCCAAACAATAAAGTCAGCATTAAACGCTTCACGGGCTTCTGGTGTTGGGCAAACAAAATCGGCAATGACATAAGCACCATGACGGCTTACGATGTCACATAGCACACCCATACGCCTTGCTTGCTCTAATCTATCTTTAACACTAAAACCAAGGTCTTTGTTGATTTCTTTGCGGATTTCATCAGCGTTAAAGTGGGCGCATTGCAGCTCTCTTGCCAAGGCTTCAGCAAGGGTTGTTTTGCCAGCGCCAGGCAAGCCCATGATTAAGATTTTCATCCCTTGACCTTATACAGTTGTTTCATTGAAAACTCGGGTGCGGGTGTGCGCCAAAACTCTTTGCCACTATACTTTTCCCACACAGATTTTGGCAAGATTGACGGGCGTTCTTGCCATGTCACTTCTTTGCGTACCGTGTGCAAACTTTTCATGTTTAAAGCCTTGTCAAACACTTCGTTATCATACTCAACATTTTTAAAGTCATGGTCAAAGTAAGGTTTACCAATAAACCCATATAACTCCCGCATCACACTCTCAGGTTGTTTGCATAGGGATTCATATTCAACCAACATAATCATGTTGGGGTTTAGCAATAAACCTTCTTCTAAAAAATAATAAGGTTTAACAACTTGACCTTCTTTCTTGACATCCATTAACGCATCACACCTTGTGGTGACAGTCTGTCTAGCTTCATCGTCTGTTAGTGCCGCACCATAAAGGGAGTTCTTGGCAGAAATACGCTCAAAGCTATCGAGTATCCAAGGCAAGTCACGCACACAACAAATAATCTTTGTCTGTGGATACAGGTCTTTCAATAAAGAAGTCTTAGAAGTCCAACCCCTGCTAGTGTCAAAGACTGTGCTTTGGGTTACTGATTCGTAAAACGAATTAAATATTGACTTGAGTATGAGCTTGCGTCTGTTTTCATCAATCAAGTGGTTGCTCTCACTTCCCGTAATGACATTGATGGTTGATGTAACCAAGCCTTGTACGGGGGAGGAAATATCTGCATAGAACTCAGGGTTCTGACGCAAGATAGCCGAGAGCAGGGTTGAGCCTGACCTTGGCAAACCTGAGATGAAGTAAAACTCTTTCATTCTTGAACTTGTGCAACCCAATTAACTGTGGCTTCATCCCACCGATATCTAACATTACCACCATTTATCACTGCGTCTATAGGACGGGCTACAGGCGCAGACCAACTCATTGTGTCCAAGTAACCAATCCAAGATGGATAGGGCTTAGTGGCCTCATGCTCTGTAACTCTAAGTGCGTTGTACTCTGTTTCAGTCAAAACTTGCAAGACACCAGCAATAGTAGTATCAGCATCGTCATCGCAAGTACCATAGTATTTAGGCGCGCGTAAATAAGTACCGTCTGAGGCTAGTTCAACAGGCCATGTGGATTTGTCTTGCCATACTATTTTTAAGCCCTTGATGGCAGGCATAGATGGCCCTGTGCGCTGTGGCTCAACAGTGCAAGGGATACAGGTGTTTTGATCTACTTCTGTTACACAAATAAACATTTTTATGCTACTTTAAAAATTTAAACTGCAACTCTACGAATGGCTCGAACACCATATGAAAGATTTTTATAAAAATTGGCTTGTGATCCATAGTCAAAACTTTGAAACTTGCCATAAGTTGCAGAATTTTGTGTACTAGACCAATAAATAGTTGCTGAAAACGCTTCTGCGCCAGTAGTTATCTTAAATGCCGCAGCGGAAGTTTGTGCAGGATTGCCAGAAGTGTATTGACTAGCTCTAGCAGGCACTGCATTTGGGTTTATACCTGATGAAGTAAAGTTTGCTGTAGTTGTTGGTTTGAGGTTGTAATAACACACTTCAACTTCATTATTTGCAGGCATATACCAGTCTGAAAATCCACCAATCGTAAGACCTTCACAGAATTGTGCAGCGGGATGAGTTACATTATTCATTGCCGCACTGTTAGCAGGGCCATCAATATTTGATGTAGTTCCAGCAGTTGATGTGTTTACTATTTTCCATTGCAATGTGCTTTGTGCAGACGCTACAGGGCCAACAACAAGGTTGTAATCTGCAACCCCATTCCCTGCGGTTGAAATTTGACCTGCAAAAAACCCACCACCAAATGCGTCGCCAATGGCGGCTGGAAGTGGAATAATAAACGACCTTTGGTTTTGAAAAACAGCTTGTAGTGCGCCACTCATGTCAATCCACTCCCCGAAATTAACCAAGTTGTTGATGTCATTTTAATTGCAGTTGCTGACCCATATTGAGCCAAACTGCGTGATCCAGTTGTGCCAGCAGAAGAAAGATACATGGTGTCAGTTGTAATTGCAATTGTTACCACTTGGCTTGTCATGTTAATAAACGTGATAGCAGTTCCAATTGGATAAGCAACGGAACTATTTGCAGGGATTGTGTATGTTCTAGCATTAGCATCACCTGATGGGTGAAATATGTGCTTACCAGCATCAGCCAAAACCAATGTATAAGCAGCAGATTGACTGTTTTGTGGAATGTTTAAAAACCCAACGGCATTAGTGCCATCAACAGTTAAATTTGCTGTTGTTCCTGTAGTGCCTGTGCCACCATTAGCAATTGGCAAAATACCTGATGGAGTTGTAGTTGATGGGTTAATCAATTGAAACCGAGTTCCATCGTATTCAATCAAATAAACTTGACCACTTACAAGATCACCCGCAGCCAAAGCGGTTGTTCCTGATTTTGTAATGCTTTTAGCACCCAAACTGTTTAGGTTAATTGTGGCTGCACCCGTATTTGTTGCAACCGCAACAAAAGAGAACAAATTGCCCGTGGCATAAGCGGCAATGGCGGGCGTTAAAGAACCCGTTAATGTGTCTGTGCCTGAAACCGTTGCAATCGTGGTTGCACCCGCTTGCAATTGACCATATTGAGCCGCATCGGTAGCCGCAGAACCCGCACCCAAACCCGTTATTTTGAACGTCCCCATAGGGATGTTTGCGGTTGGTGTAGTTTGTCCATCTTTGGTCAATGCGGTAGTTAAACCCGTAGCCAAATCAGTAGTTAGCAAGTTAAATGCCGTGCTAGTGATGGTTGTGCCTGTAACAACGGGTTGACCCGCTGTGTTGATATTAAACGTGCCTGAACCGTTGTAACTCATTTTGTGTCCTTATCTTCCGTATTGGTCAAGGTTTTGCCCAATTATTGAGCCAGCACCCGTTTGCATTTGCGTTGATCTTTGGTTTAAAGCACGAATCAATGCCGCTGTGTTTTCAACTTCCATTTGACCTGTTGGGCCACGCAACAACAACATTTTAGCGAGTTCATTGCGCGTTGTCTCGGGCATTTGATTGATTACTTGACCAATCCTGTTTTTGACATTTGCCGCCTCACCCGCAGCCGCCATTGGGTTGCCCGTTGCCACATTTGCCACCGCTTTGCCCGCAGCCATTGTGGTTGGCATGACGCCCAAATCTTCAGCGCCCGCCATCCTAGAGAAAGTTCCCGATCCTCTACCAACTTGCTCCAACGGCTTTAATCTAGCTTCTTTGGCAACATCTTGAGCAAACTTTTGATAGTTGTCGCCAAATATCTCTTTGAGCCTGTTACTTGTTGCGGGTTCTTTCCACATCTTGAGCAATGAAGTCTGACCCGCCTCTGTGCCAACTTTATCCTTCAAAGACTGCAACGCACCTATGCGAAAAGCCTCTAATTCGCTTGACGACATATTGCTCATCAAGTCGGATAATGCAATATCGTCTTGCTTCATGGCGGTTCTGCCCTTGACAACGGCATTGCCTAGTTGTGACGGGCCAGCGTAAGCATCCAAGGCTTGACGGTAAATTGAGCCATTTTTATCGGTAGGCGATAAGGCTTCAAGTTTCTTTGTCAATGAAACTCTCAAATCGTCATATGCTCGGCTTGTGTTTGTAGCTTTGCCAAACTCGCCACGGGCCGATTCGCCCATGTCATAAAGTGATTGTTTGACAACATCCAAAACTTTAAGTGGGACATCATCGCCCGCTTTGAGCTTGGAAATATCAAGTGGCAATTGTCTTTGCAATTGCGTCAACAACTCGGCCTTACCATGCGCAGACGTTGAGGCTTGAATTAAAGATTGCAAATCATCGTCAATTTTGACCGATACGTTTTCAAGTTTTTTGTATAAAGGCGCAGAAGTGGATTTTTTCACCGCATCCAACGCTTCTAATGTGGCTGTGAAACCCTTACCTTGAGTGCCTAGAGCCTCATCTGCCGCGTTTGCAAGGCGTTCGGGTCTAAATGTCTGTTGCTCACGAATTCTTCGCTCCACAAGCGTTTTGGCTTGGCCTGGCATCGAGGCCAACACATCCAATTGAGCCAACGCACTTGGGCCACCAGCTTGGGCAATGCTTGCGTTAGGGTTCAATCCCATTTCACGCTCGACACGGCTTAACACGGTGTTTGAACCATCCGCACTTGAGCCACGTTGTAAGGCTTGAGCAAGTTTGATTCGTGCCGCATCTTTGGCACTTTCGGGAATGTAGCGTTGTGCAACATTGCTACCCACGTTATAAACGCCTTGCCCCGCGCCTGATAAAACACCGCCCGAGGCGGCAGCAATTGCCCCTTTTTTGGCAATATCTTGGGCATATTCTGTGGGGCTAGTGACGGGGTTGATGTCGGATGCGCCAACGGCAGAAATAGTGCCTTGCGTACCCGCCATTTTTGCAGCCATTGCCATTTTTTCAGCCGCTGACAACGCTTCTGCGGTTTGTTTGGCCTTGCTTGCCATGCCCAAAGGTGTGAGCAAAAGTGGCAATCCACCAACTACTTCACTTGCAAATGCCGTTTTAGGGTTGGTTTCCCTAAATTGCTCATTTACGCCTTTGATGTAATCACGGGTGTTTGCGTAAGTTTCGGTTGGAGTGGAATCAAAGCCACGTTGCAAGATGTCCATCCCCGCTGCGCCCGCACCCGCAATCTTTGGTGCAAAGTTAAAAGTTAAACCTTGAGCCGCTGCCAAACCCATTTTGCTTGGCATGGACAAGTCGGCTTGGCGGCCTTGCATCATTGCGGGTGATTCAACCGTTTGATCTACTGCGGGTTGTGATGTAGGGGTTTGCGTGATCTTAAAAATTGCAGCATTAACTTGGTCATCCGACATGGTGACGGGAAAGTTAACAGGCCCAAAATTGGGAATCTCTACAGTTTTAAATGCTTCAGACATTATTCAACCCTTCCTGTTGCGGGATTGTAGGTCGGAATTTGACCTTTGCCCGCTTTGGTTGAGGCATTGTTCATACCCGTTCGAATGGCGTCTCTAAACCTAGACATTGCGCCTCTAAACGCATCGGGAGACTGCGCTGTTGATGCTTCTGTCAATGCGGCTGTGGCTTTAGTTCCTTCAATCTCAGAAAGCGCACCACTTCCCTTCATAAGTTGAACGGCCTCAAGGAAAGCGCCACCCTTAACTTGGTCATACAGGGCTTTGAAGTCAGCACCTTGCGTGCCGCCTTGGAATGGCTTGTATTCAAATGGTATGGTTGTGCCAACAACGTCTTTTAAACCTTTGTGTTCAGGAATGAGAACATTGCCTTGTGTATCTTTTAGGCCAATCATTTGGTTAATTGAGCCAAGCAAAGTTTTACCTTGTTGCATCACTTGCGGCAATGCTTCTGCCGCTTTCTGTTGGTCTTTCAATTGAGCAACTTGCAACTCTTGTTGGGCTTTTGGTGACAAAGCATTTGCCAAGGCTTGATTAGGCGACACTGGAGGAGCAACGGGGGGCGCAACGGGGGGCGCAACGGGAGGAGCAACGGGTCTAGCTTGCATAGGTGCTTGCGCAACGGGCTGTGTAGCGGGTTGTGCAAGGGGTTGAGCCATAGGCGGTGCATTGGGTCTTGGTGCGTTTACATTTGGCACGCCTCCCGCTTTCATTCCAGTATTGAAATAAAGATCAGTTGCACTAATGCCAATCCTTGCCGCATCATTAGCAATAGTGGCCTTCTGATTTGCACTCAAACCATCAAATGCACGGTCAGAAATATCACGCTCTTGTTTCAATCTTGCCTTAGTATTTGCATCAACTTCTGTCAATCTCGCTTGAGTATCTGCACTAACTGCGGGCACTAATAAGGAGAAGTCTTTACCGCCATCCGCACTAAACGCTTTCAAACTAGCGGGCGTAAATGAGGCGGGGTTAACATTACCAAAAGGAGACTTTGCATCAGCAGAAAACAACTTGGCGTATGTTGTTGGGCTAAATGCCGATTCACCTTCTTTAAGAACCAAAGGCGCTTTAGGAGCAAGTTGACCCATGTACATAGTCATGGCTTGTTGTTGCATACCAGGCGTTTTAAACTCGCCAATCATTGACGGATCAATTGTCCCCGCTGCTCTTGCGGGCATAGCGGGCATGGTCATCGCCTTTTGTTGGTCAGGCATCATCTGCGCAAATGTTGGCGCAAGGTTTGGATTATCTTCAAAATCCCTTGCCGTTGGCTCTTGCTTCATTTCGGGCGTAGCCGCTTGGCCTTGCAAGCCTTGAATCAATCGTTGAATGTCAGAGGATGTATCAGCACGGTATTGCTCACCCAATGCTTTTTGCTCTGATTTCAAACCCTCTTGATTCTTGTTTGACAAGTACATTTGAAGCACTTTAGCCAAACCTTGAACGGGGCTAATTGGGGCTTGGATGCCTTGGTATGAACCCGCTTGAACAGGCTCAAATGCTTGTTGTTGAAGAATCTCAGCCATTTTTTGGCGTCGATCCAACTCTTGTTGTTGCAACTGATAAGGGTTGGCAACATTAAATTGTTCGTATTGATTAGCCATGTTTTTACCCGTTCAATAAACCGTAATTGACCATTTTGTAACCGCTTGGGTGCGTTACGACAGCTTCAGGCATGACTTTCTCAGCCTCATCTGCCATTACACCTTGTTGACGTTTGCCAAAGATGTCATATTCATAAAGACCGATGCCAAGTTTGTGAGTGCCAATGCGCTCAATGTTTGACTTGAGTTTGCGGTCAGAGAACATTAAAGGAGCTGCCGCACCCGCAAGGCTAAACAAACCGCTTGTTGCGGCATTAGCACCAGATTGTTGGATGCCATAGTTTTGCATATTAGCCGCACCTTGCGCTTGCGCACCCGCAAACACGGGGGCGGGGGCAATATTCGTTGGGTTGTAACCTTGGAACTGAGGCATTTGCAATTGTGAGCCACTCATCAAGCCCGTGATTTCATTCAAAGGTTGATTACGCAATGTGAGTTGGGCTTGCAGAGCTTGCAAAGCCGCATTGTTACTAAACTGCGAACTTCCAAGGTTTTGGTTGTATTGCTGAAGCACTGCGGCATTAGCCAATTGTTGTTGTTGCGCGGCAGTGGCTTGATTTTGAGCAAGTGCTTGGTTTTGCGCTGATTGCGTCCCCATGCCTTGTTGATAGTTTTGAGCCGCAGCCGCATTTGCAAGTTGTTGGCTTGTTACGTTCTGACCAAAGTTCTGTGCAAGTGCTTGGTTTTGAGCCTGTTGTGTAGCCAACGCATTGTTGAAATTCTGCTGTGTAGCTTGATTTCCAAGTTGCTGATTAGTCACGTTTTGACCAAAGTTTTGGGCAACGGCAGCGTTTGCTAATTGTTGATTGGTCACGTTTTGACCAAAGTTTTGCGCAGTAGCTTGATTTGCCAACTGTTGATTAGTTACGTTTTGACCAAAATTCTGTGCAGCCGCTTGATTTTGAGCCGCTTGCGTTCCCATACCTTGTTGGTAATTCTGACCAATTGCGGCATTGTAGGCTTGCTGATTTTGCAAGTTTTGACCAAAGTTCTGACCAACTGCCGCATTAAATGCTTGTTGTTGGGCTAATCCTTGCGCTGAATTCTGCGCAATGGCTTGGTTTTGAGCTTGTTGATTTTGCAGATTTGCACCAAATCCTGACAATTGGGCTTGATTGGCAAATTGTGCATTACTTTGTGCTTGACCGTATTGTTGCGCTTGAGCTTGGTTTGCAGCCGCTTGTTGTTGCAGTGCCGCATTTTGATTTTGCGCAAGTGCAGCATTTGCCGCATTAGATGCGGTCATGCCCTGACCAAAGTTTTGAGCCACGGAAGCATTAGCGGCATTTTGAGCAGTTATGCCTTGACCAAAGTTTTGACCAACTGCGGTATTTTGCGCTTGTTGAGCCGCTAATCCCTGACCAAAGTTTTGACCAATAGCCGCATTTGTTGCATTGGATGCCGCCAAACCTTGCCCAAAATTCTGACCAACAGCAGCATTTGCCGCATTTTGAGCAGCCAAACTTTGACCAAAATTTTGAGTAATAGCTTGGTTTTCAGCTTGTTGTGACGACATCCCTTGACCGTAATTCTGCGCAACAGCTTGATTGGCAGCTTGCTGAGACGTCATGCCTTGACCATAGTTTTGGGCAATGGCTTGATTAGCGGCTTGCTGAGAATTCATTGCCTGACCATAGTTCTGAGCAATAGCCGCGTTTGCGGCTTGTTGCGCTGCTAAACCTTGACCAAAGTTTTGTGCAACCGCTGAGTTTGCAGCATTTTGTGCCGTTATTCCTTGACCAAAATTTTGTGCAACGGATTGATTTGCCAATTGTTGCGCATTTAGTGCTTGACCGTAATTTTGAGCAATTGCTTGGTTGCCAGCTTGTTGGTTTTGCAAATTAACGCCAAAACTTGCCAACTGCGCTTGATTACCAAATTGACCTGATTGCAACTGTTGGTTAAAACCTTGACCTTGAGCCGCGTTCTGTGCTTGTTGAGCCGCCAAAGCATTGCCAAAGTTTTGTTGTATGCCCGTGTTCCCAAATTGACCCGCAGCCAAGGCTTGACTAAAGCCCTGTTGATTTGCCGCAGTATCCAAACCAATTCCTTGCAAAGCCGCTTGGGTCAACAAGTCATTTTGTTGTTGGCTTTGATCTAACATTGCATTTTTATATGCTTCACCACCCGCCACTAAACCTTGGTTTGCCAAGTTTTGAGCATTTAACCTTTGTTGACGTTCCAATTGAGGCGCAAGCCGTGACATGATTGCCGCTTGTCCCGTAGTACCCGCATTGACGGGCATTTGGGCAACATTTCTCAAATCTAATTGATTGTTGGCTAGATAATTATTGGCGTTTAAGTTTTGATTGATTTGACCAATGTTTCCAAGGGATTGTTGCAAATTGACGCCTTGAACGCCTCCTTGTGCCAATCCATATTGAGAGGGGTTTATGCCGCCCGCCAAACCGTATTGGTTTGCGGCAACATTTCCTTGAGCCAAACCGTACTTATCTGCCGCAACATCTCCTTTTGCTAAACCAAATTGATTACCCGCAACATTTCCTTGAGCCTGACCGTATTGATCGCCTGTAACATTTCCTTGTGCTAAACCATACTGATTAGCTCCAACATCACCTTGAGCTAAACCAAATTGCGTCCCTGAAACATTACCTTGAGCTAAACCGTATTGATTTGCCGCAGCGGTATTTGCGGCTGATCCAAATTGACCACCCGTTAGATTACCTTGAGCCAATCCGTATTGATTTGCCCCGACATTGCCTTGAGATAACCCAAATTGATTTGCACCAATTGATGAGGCAGAGCCATAACCGCCCAAATCAGGGCCACCTTGAACAGCGCCATAATTGCCATAACTTTGTTGCAAAGTTGGGCCTGTTACGCCACCCGTTGCCGTTCCACCTTGGAAATTACCTCTAGCAGTACCACCGTACACACCGCCAACAGCTTGACCACCTTGGAAATTAGCGTTAGCTTGTGGATTGGCAACAGAGCCTTGTGCCGTACCACTAGCAACAGAACCTTGTGCTAAACCATTGGCGACAGAACCAAGTGCTTGACCGCTTTGTGCATTTCCCGTGGCCGTTCCACCCGTGACATTACCAACCGCTTGAGTGCCTGTAAAACCACCCGTGGCTGATCCCATTCCTGTTAGATCAGGCGCACCCGCTATTTTTCCCGAATCAGCAAGTGAGAAAATTCCCAACGGGCCTGTATATTTGTATGGCGTGCTAAGAATGTTTGATGCACTTGCAAGAGCTTGTTCACCAAGGTTCGACATTCCACTTTGAACTCGTTGTTGTGATTCCAACGTGTTTTGTGCCGTTGGGGTCAAATTTTGAGTAATTGTGGGTTGATTTGTAACGGGATCAAACGTAACGGTTTGACCACCCAACGGGCCAACAATGTTGGGGTTGTTTAAATAACCTTGCGTAATCGCTGTATCTTTGTTTGCTACGCCTTGGGCAGTAGCGGCAGCCGCATAATCAGGCGTTGCGGGTGCGGAGGGTTGAGGGCATAAGAAAGCCATGTTTATTCCTTAAATTCGTATGTTTCGCCTGATGGCTCATAGTTTGCTCTTTGCAGCAAAACGCTCAAATCTTGATTTTTCTTGTGGCTAATCATTATTTGGTGGACACCATTGACTTTGAGCATTTGCCCCGCTAACTTGAGCAGTTTGCAAATTCCAAGACCGCCCCGATGCTCAGGCAGTAAATAATAGAAAACGTCTAGTGCTTGCATTGCGCCATAAAAAGGCGATCTAAACACCATAAACCCCGCATGACCCGCTAGTTCACCCGCTTCGGTGCGCAAAGTAAAGTATGCAAAATTGCCCGTTCTTTCTAGTTCAATCATGCCACCCAAATCGCTTTTTAAGTTGGCATTACCATAAAGTTCAGTCCAATGCTTCCCAATAAGCACCACGGCCTCGGCTGAAACATCTGCAAATCTCTCCATCTTTGCGTTCATATGCCAGCCCATCCTTGTTGGAACACCACATCGGTTGAAGCCCACTCAATTTGCAAGCCCTGTGAGGCCGATTTTAGTTGAATTCCCGCGCAGTAGCCAATGCCCGTAACGCCTTGCCAATTGTTTGTGATAATTGTGCCACCCGCCCATAATGAGTTATCCCACACAGATGTGTCCCACAAGCCATAAGTCGTTGGGCTGAAATTTAAACTTCCCGTTGTATCCGAAACGTCAAAATCGACATTCATGCCAACCAAAATGGCGGGAGTGCCATCCGTAAAAATAGATGGTCTTGCCCGTGTAAAGTATTTCTTTACACCACGGCTTTCATAATAATTGAACGCTTGCAAAGCAATAGCATTGATGTCGTTTATGTCATCGGTGTAGCCATCCCATGCCAAACCGACAAAACCATTGCCGCCAAAATAAGGATCATCGTTAAATGTTTCCCAACAGTTAGCGCCCCATCCCGTGAATCTTGTCCATGACTTTGTAATGGTATTCATTACAAATTGCTCTTGTACACCCGCGCCAACAGGCACATTGATCCACAAAGCATTGTTTTTGGCGTGATAAAGCAAAGCCCAACCAAATGAGTTTTGATAAAGTGTTGTTGCTTGAGTAATAGCGCCTTGAATCTTGTCGGACAAATTTACCCTAGGGTCAAGTCGGCTTGATTGCAACGCTGAAGCCAATGGCAACAAACCGTCCAAACTCAAAATCAATAGGTCGCCACCATACTTGTACAAACAACGCCTAGAAACGGGCGCTCCTAGCTTCCAAACGCCCGCCAAAGCCCATGTGCTTGCGGATGCGGGGTCTGTGCCTCGATAAACAATAATCTCGCCCTGTGACGTTACAAACACAAGGTTGTCGTCCACGCCATAACCCGCGTCAATTGTCCATGCGCTAACGGAAACAATGTAGCCACCCATTCGGGCAATGGAACTCAAGTCCAAAACCTCGGCAGCGCCACCAACCGAATTGGTTGGCAAATACCATGCTTTTAGGCTTTCTTTTTCAACAAACCACACACGGTTTTTAAACAACGTCACATTGTTAAATTTGTTTGTGGTTACGCCCGTGATTGCAATTGGTGAGCTTGATGCGTTAATACTTGCCCAAGTTGTGCCGTTGTACAGTAATGGGTCATCAACGCCATTGCAAGCATAGAGGAAACTTCCTCCCGCAGTTGTGACGTTAATATGCTCAAAACGGCTATTGGTTAACCCCGTCTTTTCAGCCGCACCAACAGCGCCTTGCGTTGTGCAATTGTATATTTTGCCGTTAGCAATACCAAACAATTTGCTTACAGTGCCCGTTTCATACGCCATTAGCGTTTCAACTTGACCCGTGATCCCCGTTGACCATTTGGTATATCCACCGCGCAAGTTCACACTTGACACCGTTGGAAAGAAATTGGTCATTGTCACCGCATCGGTTGGTGACATATTTGCCAATGAATCACGGACATTCCAACCCCCAACGGGCGCGGGAATACTCGCTACGTTAGCGGCAGTCCTTTGGGCAATTTTTGGCATTACGGTGATGCCCCATAACCACTATCGGGGATATTGTCGTATCCCACTAAAATTGTCCCTGGCCTTGGCGCAAACGACAGGTTAGCCGCAGACATATCCAAAGCAATTGCCGCTTCCATTTCTTCCAAATAGTTGCGATACATTGCCGTTGTGTCAAAACCTTTAGCCTCAAAATATTTGAGCTTTGTGCAAAGAACCATCAAACGGTCGGGATAAATGCAAGTATCGGTGTCAACCGTGAACGATGTTTTTGGAATATCCGTGGCACTATTTGCCCAAGAATTTGAACGGTATTCGTAACCCAAAAACTCAGCGTTAGAAAAACCTGGCCATATTTGGAAATACTTGCTAAACAAACGCCACCGAATCCGTGGGCCTGTGGCAATGTAACCCGATAGCAACCACTCCCATTGTTGGGCATCTTCAGGGCCGAGCATTTCCCAATGCTTGTCCTTGTCCCACATTGTTCTTGGGATGATGGCCTCATAGTCGCTAGGAAACGCATACTTCATTTTTTGGAAGTACACGGTTGCGCTAGTTCCCGCAGCGGTTGTTTTTCTATCAATAGTGACAGATGTACCCGAGTCCACCGTTTGAATAAAAGTGTTTTGGTCAATCCCCGTGCCAACCACCATGTAAGTGCTATCCAAACCCGTTGTGGATGGAATACCCGTAATCGTTGTTCCACTACTACTCCATGTGCCTGTAGTGGTTAAATATTCGGTGTAGAACTGCTTTTGCTTTGTAAGCGTTCGCCAAGGGTGTTTGCGCAAGAATTCGTATCCACTTGCGTTCATTAACGCAAGAATTTGGATAACGTCTTGATTAGTATTTCCAGCAACACTTGTCGGTGTTGTCACGCCTAATTCATTGGTAACTTGCTGCACTAACTGAAGCATAGTGCTAGACATAATTTAGACCTCTTTTTTAGGGCGGCCTCGTGTTTTTTCAGACAACAAGGCTTTCATTTGCTCTTGCAATTCTTTCAACTCAGAACGGGTTTGCTCTAATTCAAATGAACTTTCACTTTGATTGCGACGCAAAAGATATGCTCTTGCCTTTTCACGCAATCCAACAGCGCCCATCCCAACGCGCTGCAATTGAGCATCACTTGCCGTAGCAACTTGCTCAACTGTTTGAAACTTTAGAATTTGCAGTTCAGCCATCTGACTGTCTGTAAATTCTTCAGGGCGATCTAGATGCCAATTTTGCAAAGTTGTGCCAATGATCGGCCCACCTTCTGAGTTTTGCATTTGATAGTGCAGCCATTGACGGGGAAAGCGCTCTTTATGGTCATCACGAACAGGTTGTTCAATGATGTTGTACTTATCGCCTGGAACCATAATTCGCACAAACGGGGTGTCTTTGTACGGTGCTTTATCAAATGTATAAAACTCAACGTGCAGATGCGTATCTGCGTTTGCAATATCGGAATCTAGTGCCATTTTTTATCCTGTGGGGATTAAGCTGAAGTGACGGATGCCCAAGTTGTTGCGCTTGGAGCAAAAAGAATCATACTCTTTGCTGTTGCCAATGTAACAGATGTCGCTGCTGCATTGATAGTTGAGCTTGTATTGTAAGGGTAAACCGTAATCGTTTGACCCGAGTCATTACGAATACCAATCATTGCGCCCGCTTCGGTAGGGGGCAATTTAACGCCCGTTGAAGCAGAGGAAGTTGTGATTGTGTTGAACACCGCAGACAACAGTTTTGCATCAGCGGCAGTTGTGCCCGTTGCAACAATGGCAACCGCGCCATCGCCCGCAATGGAAACCGTTGACAAAGGCGAGTTACCCGCGCCTAAAATTCTTGATGGAATAGCCATATTAGTTCCTTAATTAAAAAGAGGCGGTTTTTATGCCGCCCCTTTTATTTTACACAGATGCTTTAGAGAACCATGCAACGTCACCAGATGCTAGGGCAACTGCGGGAGATGTATAAGAACCTCCTGAAGCTGTTACCAAGAACGTGGTTGCGTTGACAGTGCAAGCGGTTGTTGTGGCGGTAATTGTTGCATTGGCTTGAGCCAAAACATAAATTTTGCCATCAGAACCGAATACTTCAGCACCCAAAGGGCCAAATGTAGGAATAGCCGTACCAGCGCTATTTGTGTTGGTGTTGACGATGTTGTTAAAGTCAATACCAATAAGGGGGGTGATTGTATATGCCATGATTACATACTCCTTTAAGCGATTAAGACGCCACAGAACTGTGGGCCTGAGCTAGTTAAGTTACCAGCCCAACCAATCAACTTAACGATTGCGTCTTGGTTGACGGCTTGACGCTCACCACCAATAGGCACAAAGTTGCGGTCAACGTGGGGACGGAACATCAAATATTTGGTGTTCAAGAACCACATATGGTTTGCAGTAGCGGCTGAACCGATACCACCATCAAGCACAACATCAGATGCCATGCCAGCGCCATAGTATTTCAATGAAGCGAAACCAGCGCCTTGAGTGGAATTGCCACCATCAGTAACACGCTGAATGGATTGCATAGACTGCAAATACAAACGGTAATAGTTACTGTCGGCAACGATCAAGTCAGGCTTGTCTGTGCCACGAATCAACTGAACAGCCAAAGAATCCATATAAGATTGGATGTTTGAAGCTGAAACAGCAGAGCCGCCATCGGTCACGCCTGAATACTTGCTTGAACGCCAAAAGCTATAGTTGGCGCGGTTAATACCACCGTATGTACCTGTTGAGGGTGCATCAGGCACTGCTGCGCCCAAACCTGTGATGTTTTTGCCGCTATTGCCTGTGCCATCTGTGTAGATGTCAGCGCCAATGCGGTTAGCCAATTGTGCCTCGGCAACCATCATGCGTCCGTCAAGCAGATCAATAA